CTGCCTATGCGCTCTTTGATTTCTTTAATCAGTTCTTTGTCGGTAAAAGTGGTCATATCACTCTCCTTTGATGCGAATGCCAGCGGCACGGGAATCATTCCATCGCTTTACTTCTTCACGAATTACGTCAATGCATTCTTTCGAATCCATTAGGTAATCTTCATCAAAAAGCCTTTCCTGTTCGTTTTCTATCGCAACAATGATTGCTTCAACTAACTTTTGTGCCTGAGAACCACTTTCTAACTCTGCAATGCGCTTCTCTGCGGCTTCCAGCTTCTCGCGCATATCGTCAACGTACTCGACCAGAGATCCGCCAGCAGGAATTTCGCATTCCTCGACCAGTTGGAAGTAGATATCAGCTGCGGCCCGTGTGTTGCTATGCCTAGCGTCGCCCATCTCACCTTCACGAAGAGCATCGCGTTCGGCGGTAAGATTGGCTATTTTGCTGTCTTTGGCTTCCAGCTCAACGCGCAGCCTCCCAACCGTTAGCGCAATATCCTCGTTCTCCTGGTCGCGGCGTTTGATGTATTGCTGGTTTCTTTCCCGTTCATCCAGCAGTGTCTGCACTAATTTAGGGTTGAAAGCTGCGATAAATTCTGCGTTGTTCTCTGCATTTTTCTGGCCGTCAAAGCCAGGCCATTTGATAATGTCTCCGCAACGTTCATCCCCCGGCGTATGCACCGCATATGTACCAGTACCAGACGAAATAAATGCGACCCATTCACCCTGTGTTGCCAGTTGCGCCGCTTTACGCAGTGCCTGATAGTCAATCTCGCTCACTGGTTGCCTCCTGTGCGCCACATCGCATTCAGATATCTGTTGTCGTTAACAGAACCGAAACTCTTTCTCTTAAGCAATTCCTCTCTCGATGGCATTGGCTTTACGCGTTGGCGAATAATCATTCCTGCCGGAAGAATGCCGGGATTGTATGCAAGTCCTCTCATGGTAAATTCCTCAGTCATTACTGATAGCGCCATAGCGTGATCGGTAATTACGCAGGCGCGGGTCGATATATTCAGGGAATTTGTCTATTGTTGCTTTTCGCAACGGTCTCATTGCTGTTTCGTTTGTTCTGTCCTTCTCCTGTTTTAGCGCGAGTTGTATATCGCGTCGGTACATCCGTTCTGCTTTTGTTTCTGGTGGCAGATCAATAAACGTGTCGAAAATGTTTTTGATATTTTCCAGCACCTCCGCCTTGGAGCTACCGGAGCAGTTGTGCGGGTCATCCGCACCATACAGAGGCGCTGGCATAATGGGAGCCTTATTTTCAGTAATCAGAAAGGAGGGTAATCGTTCTGGCTGTAACCATAATCATCTGCATGATTCTGGCTTACGTTTTTAGAGCGATTGTCTTTATCTTTGAGATTGGCAACCATGTTGGCGATAGTTTCTGGTTGCTTGCCTTCTGCCTTTTCTTTAAGGGTTTGACCTGTTTGTGCAATAAACGGGATGCGTATTTCCATCTGGTAGCTGTCTGCGCCAGTCTTTTTGTTTGTGGTTAATACTTTCTGGAGCACTAACCCGATTTTCTTTCCATGAAATTCAGGTGCAACAAATTTACTGGCGGAAACCATATGCTGCGTTAATTGTCCAATCCCGGCACACCCCATCATGGCGTGAACGACATTTGCGCCAAATTTGTTTTCCGTTCCGTCATTTTTCTGAACACAGACGCCAAGATATTGGATTTTACGTCCGTCGTCAGATTCGCCAGAAAACTCAATAAATTTGGCTCCTTTTTCTGATTGCTTTAGTTCTGCTTCAGTAATGGTAATGATATGAGCACCAGTTTCGTTAATAAAACCACCTTGCCCTGCGGTCAGTGCTGCTTCTTCGTTATAAGTAAAAATCACGTTGCTCATGCGGCGTTTTCCTTAATTTGATGAACATTATTGATGCCGTAGTAATCACAAACAGTGGCATCGACGAAAGAGAGATCGTTATCAATCTCATTGGAATCAAACATTCCCATTGGGGATTTAACAGTGTCTGCACCGTTGTTTTTTGTGGTGAAAAAGAACTGGTCATCACGGGTAAGGGTGCGAAGAACTATAGTAAACATGCCTTCGACAGTGATTTTCTCGTCCAGCATTTTGCCGATAGTCTTCATTTTCACACGCCCCATAGGAGTTTCTTCGGTGTGCGCAAGAAAATAGACTCTCAGGTCATCAGGCGCATCCTGCGCAGCCTTAATGACCTCCCATGCGTGACGGCCTATCTCAGTAAATTTATCAAACGATTTTTCTTCTGAGCGGCGCATAAACTCATTGCTCATCACATACTGGAAGTCATCAACAATAACGATTCTTTTCCCGTATTCGTGAGCACGCTTAATTACGGCAACTATTACGTCCCATTTGTCAGTGGTAACTACGGTTCCTTTTTTTGCTCTGGCATCCCATGCAAGCCAGTCTTTTGATTTAAATGGTAGCGGCTTGCCTATTGGTTTTATAAGTATTGCTTCCTCTGGATTGATATTTCTCATGCTGGTTGATTTTCCGGTGCCAGACTCACCGAGTATTAATGTCGCAGTTCCCATAATTTGCCTCAGAATGGTAATTCGGATGGGGAGGAAAGAAACTCGCGCTCATTCATGCGCTCTCTTTGTGCCTGCCATAAACAAAGTTGTTTCTTTGATTTATCTCCCGCTTTACGCCAGTAACGAGCCTCAGCAATGTGATATTCTCTTTTTAATCGACTTAACTCTGGAGTTTTCGCCAGTTCTACCGGAATCATTTTGACCTCCATTTCCTGTAGGCTTCGACGGCCTCACGAAACATCTTTTCATCGCCAATAAAAGTGGCGATAGTGAATTTAGTCTGGATAGCCATAAGTGTTTTATCCATTTTTTGGAACTCCTGGCTGATTAAGTATGTCGATAAGGCGTTTCCATCCGTCACGTAATTTACGTGTGATTCGCTCAAGTAAAGATTCGGAAGGGCAGCCAGCAACAGGCCACCCTGCAATGGCATATTGCATGGTGTGCTCCTTATTTATACATAACGAAAACGCCTCGAGTGAAGCGTTATTGGTATGCATATAAAAAAGCCCTCACACTGGAGGGAAAAGAAGATTTCCAATAATCAGAACAAGTCGGCTCCTGTTTAGTTACGAGCGACATTGCTACGTGTATTCACTCGTTGGAATGAATACACAGTGCAGTGTTTATTAGTGTGCCTGTCTTTTAACCACATCAGGCTCGGTGGTTCCTTCACTTTCCACAGTCAAAGGAAATGGGTAGACTGTTGTTTCCACAGTCAAAATAAGGAGTTCACATGTCAGATGTATCTCTTGTTAAAATCATTGAGGATTTAAACGACAGAGTTTCAAAACTGAGCACTGAAAACCTCGCGCTCCAGCAAGCAATCATTTCGATTGTTTCTGCTATGCCGCCTGAGCAATCAACAAATGCAAAAAAGAATCTTGATGAAGTTATTCAGTTTGTTGAGAAGGAAGGTTCAGCGGCTGCGGTTGAGGTGTTGGAAGTTCAGAAACCGATTTATCAAATGCTTTTCGCTCACGTGAAATAGTTTCTGCCTGATTAATCATTACCTGAGCCTGCTGGCGAATAGCTTCACTGGCAGGCTTTTTTGCTAAGAGCCGTGTGAAACCAGCGATAATGTTGCTGGCTAACATTTCAAGTCGTTTTCTCTGAATATCTCTTGATTCTTCATCAATTGGGGGTTCAATATTGCTTAGTGCCGTTACATATACGTGAATTGCCGCTGACCGGACATCATCAGGAAAATGATCAAATGTACTGGCTCTTGTTTGAATAAGTTCTGCAATAGTTGCTTTCTTAATATCTTCAGTTTTTTCATCAATTACTGATATAAATTTTTTTACTGATGCTTCTAAAGAGCTTTCTAATTTACTTAAATCCATAATTACCTCGCCGTCAGTTGTTTTGATTTCCGGTAGCCTGCCGCGTAAAGAGCTACGTTTGGCAGGCAGCACGAACCACATTCAACCTTCTTCCTATTCGCTCCTGCTAGCGAAACCACCATTGAAACACGGTCAATATTTTTACGTTTTGCTGTCGCCTCTTTGTGCTTACGAGCGCGTTCGAGTTTGCGAATCTCTCTTGCTTTCACTGGATACCTCCGATGATTGACTTTGGTGATTTGATGTCATGTGTCGATCCCCTTATTGCGGCTATCCATCCTGCCCAAAATGCAGGTGCTCACCGCTAAGTGGTAGCGCATCGACCTGCGCATTCATCAAATCCCAAAGCCAACCTCTCTTTGGTGGGGACGAATCATCCCCATTCCATCAATGTTAAAGAGCCTGCCAATCTGTTCCGTTTGGCTTCCTGCGTCCTGCTGATGGCTTAAAGATAACTTAGGTTATGGGTGTGGTCAATAACTTAGTTTATATTTTGTGGTAAATAAGTTATAAGTGATGGATAGCAAAGGTATTTTATTTTTGTAAATGTTGCAGATTGGTCTGTAGTTGGAGGGGGTATTGCTGGTGAGTTGGTTCGCGGTTTACCACATTTGCGGCTATTAAATATGGGAGGGCGAACGTGAGGCAAAGAAAACCCGGCTCGGTGGCCGGGTTGATGATTAGCGGTGTGGCCTTGAGCGATAATGCTCACACACATGTTCAAGATTTCCATGCCTTATCCGTTCATAGGCATTCACATGAACTTCTCGATCGAATTGGTCATTCAAATTGTATGTAGACATCTGTGTTTTCTCATATTGGCGGCAGCCCTACAACCGCTTGAAAAAATGTACCAGACGCGCTAAGGTTACATCGCAAATATTGTGTACCTTAACAAGGGCTCCTTTTGGAGGCTCTGGTTAAACAGCATCAATGTCGGACTGGGGAGTTGGACATTGTGCTGAATGCTTTTGCATTATTGAGGCCGAACGTAAACCTTCAGAATTGAAGAGATGCGTTCGGCTTCTTCGTTTGTGATATCGTTAGGAATGCCTTTAATCGTTACTGTAACCCCTGATTCAGGTCGAAGAACTACTGGAAGATCATAGGTATGAAGTGCATTAGCCTTGCCTTCGACTTTTGTTGGTTCGCCAGCCAAATCTTTTTCCTCACTGGATTCTTTGTCAATCGGAGTGTATGGGATTTCTTCACCAGACTGGAAAGCTACAAACTTTTTGATTGCACTTTCCATGCGGCTTTTATATGCAGTAATGCTGCTGTCGCTAGGCTTCGGCTCAGTTGCGTTGATGTATCGCTCGGCAAGCTCATTCACATCAAGCTGAGTAACATCACCCATTTCCTCTTCTTGGACTACCGTTAAGAGGCGAGCGGATGAGTTTTTTAAATTTCGAGCGGTGGCCTCCTTCATTATGTTCAGCGACATAAGCTCTTCAAGGAAGTCCTTGAATGCCTGCACGCTAACGTTTGACTTTGCCATTTGCTCTCTCTCTAAGTTATTGACTCAGATCGAGTTTATCCAGGAATTGATTTGCATGCAAGACTCAAGTCTTGAGAATTTCCGTTCAAGATCCACTCTCAATAAAAAAGGCCGCACCTCTGCGACCTTTCATCTCCTAAATCTATTTCTCTTACCTAAAGAAACAGCAGGCTGGGTCAGCCCTAACAACTTCAAGCGCATCAGTCAGCGAAAGTTCAGTACTGTACTGATGCCATTTCATATCCTTCCGCATCCAATAGATTTTCCATCTATCCAGAGAACGTATGTACTTGATTCTTGCTGATGGCAGGATGTTTGTTTCACCTGGATTGCCCTGCCACACGGGGCGCTGTTCGCCGATATCTATCGTTTGGTCATTGATGCTATAAACAATATCCAGTTCATTGCGGATATGTTCAGGCGGCCTTATGCTTTCAATGAATTGGTGAACTTCTTTTTTGACCGCTTGATATTCAAGGTCAGTGAACGCCATCTATCCTCCTCACCCAAACGTCTCTTCAGGCCACTGGTTACCAACTATGAGACGACCAGAATACTCTGCCAATAATCCTTACGGTTTCATTAAATTCATCTCTATCCATTACTTCATCTGGGTACTCTTCGCGATTTATTGATCTGATTATCACCGATGTTGGGGTGGCGATTAATGTTTTTACTCGTAACAAATCAGACTGGCAAATAGCGTAGGTTTTACCATCTCTGATTGTGGTATCTTGTGTGTTAACGCCAACAACATCTCCGTCGTGAAGCGTTGGTTCCATGCTTTGCCCTACAACCCTAACTAGCTTGGCTGATCTTTCAGATACCCCCATCTTTTTCAGATAGTACTTTCTGAAAACCAAAGAGAACTCTGATGATTCCTCTAGCTCGCAGCTACCGCTTCCAGCTGAAAGCGAAACGTTAAGAAGAGGCAACGCGACAAACTCGTCATCGTTTCTTTTAATATCTTCCCATACCACAGCTTTTAAAGATGATTCACGGACATTGGATGGTTCTTCATGTGTACCATCCCTCATTTCACCAATACCAGAGCTAAGCCATTCAGGGCGTACTTTTAAAGCATTGGCTAATTCAACCATCTTGCGAGATCCGTTTGTTTTACCGGATGACATCTTCTGTATGGCTGGCTGAGATATTCCAACCATGTCAGCAAGCTGTGATTGCGACACACCTGCTGAGCTCATGGCTGCATTTAGTCTTTCTGCGAATGTTTTCATACCCACAAATCTATAACTACGGTTATCCAAAGTAAAATAACAAAGGTTATTGCTATTTTTTATAACTTGAGTTATCTTTGGTTATAAGTAATGACCACAAGAGGTATGCTCATGAATTTAGTAATTCAACGAGCCTTGAAAATTGTCGGTAGCCAAAAGCGCCTTGCCGACAAGTGTGGTGTAACGCAGCCAGCAGTACACAAATGGCTGAAAGGCGGGTTGGTCTCTCCAGAGAAAGTTACCGCCATCGTTAACGCCACTGGAGGGCAGATCAAGGCTTATGAAATTCGCCCCGATTTGCCACACCTGTTTCCAAAACCGAATCAGGCAGCATAAGTAACACCGCTCTTTAAACAATCAGGTCGGGGATGATTCGTCCCCACAAAAAACGCATCAACAGATGCGTAATATTCACTATTGGAAATCATAAGAAATGGAACAAACAAGTTACAGCAAACTATCACAGCGCGACGTTGATCGCGCAGAAACAGATTTACTCATCAACCTGTCAACGCTTACTCAGCGCGGTCTGGCAAAGATGATTGGCTGTCATGAATCGAAGATAAGCAGAACGGACTGGAGATTTATTGCTTCAGTCTTGTGTGCTTTCGGAATGGCATCAGACATCAGTCCGATTAGCAGGGCTTTTAAGTATGCGCTTGATGAAATCACAAAGAAAAAACGCCCGGTGTGCAAGACCGAGCGTTCTGAACAAATCCAGATGGAATTTTAACAACATCCAACGAGGTAATTATATGCGAAAAACGCAGGAAAATAAACGCGTTAATCACCGAAAAGATGTGCTACGTGACCAGTTTTATCAGGGGGTTAATCCAGCAATAGCTGTGCCACTGAGAGAAATACTTAACAGGTACAAAACTTCGGAGAAGTCAAAATGAGCATGAATCTTATGGCTAAGGCCATGAATATAAAGGTTGGCAACCCACTGAGAAAACTGGTTCTGATTAAACTTGCCGATAACGCCAATGATAATGGCGAATGCTGGCCTTCATATCAACATGTCGCTGACCAGTGTGAGGTGAGCAGATCGACAGTAAAAAGTCACATTAGGGCACTGGAAGAGATGGGGCTTTTGAAAAGGGAATTCAGAAGAAAAGGAGAGCTTAACCAGTCAAACGTTTTTTATCTGACGCTGGATAATGCACAACAAATCCAACCAGAATCAGGTGGGGCAGGAGCTGCCCGGGGTGGGGCAGGAGCTGCCCGGGGTGGGGCAGGAGC